GTGCCCGCGCCGCCGACGTGCCCGAGACCGAAGCCCGGCCTGGCGAAGCTGCTGACCTACGTGTCCACCGAGACCAACGACACCGCCCGCCTCGCGCTGCACGTCGGCGCGGTGGTCGAACCCGACATCGCCGGGTACGAGCGGGTGGTGACCCTGCCCGCGTGCGGGCGCTGCATCCTGCTGTCGGGCCGGTTGTACCGGTACTCGACCGGGTTCCTGCGGCACCCGCGCTGTGACTGCTCGATGCGGCCGGTGACCTCGGAGCAGTGGCGCGAGGGCGGCAGCTCCGACAGCCCACGAGCACTGTTCGACGGGATGACCCTCGCCCAGCAGGACAAGGCGTTCGGCAAGGGCGAGGCCGCCGCGATCCGGGCCGGTGCCGACATCGGCCGCGTGGTCAACGCCCGCCGTCGCAACCAGGTCTACGTGGCTGGCGGATACGAGTTCACCCGCGAGGCGATCACCAGCCGGGGCATCGGCCAGCAGCGCGGCGAACTGGCCAAGAACAGCGGCCGGTACCGGCGCTCCCAGGTGCCCCGGCCCACCGCCGCCCAACTCGTCAACACCGTGGGTGAAGACCAGGCCGAGCTGGTGCGGCAGCTACGCCGCTTCGGCTACCTCAGGTAGGCACGCAGGTCACACAGGTTGGCAAGGTCAACTTCAGCGTTTTTGAAGCCGATCTATCTAGGTAGATAGACGAGCCCTTTTTTTCTTTCGACGGGCGAGCCAGTCAAGAGTCCGGCCGCTCCTGCGGCCAGGACGGTTCCCGCTAACCAGGCCACCTGCGCAACGGTGAGACCGCCATCCACACCGGCCATGACCTGGGCGCCGGCCGAGGTGGCGAGCAGCGCCGCGACAGCGAGCGTGCGCACCGGCCGGTTGTTCACGCGCGGATCTTCCCACGTCCGCCCGGCTGCGCACGTCACACGAAAGGGGGTTTCCGCCCTGTCCGACAACCCGACCACCCCACCCGCCCCGGAACCGCCCGCACAGCCGCCCTCAGCCCCTCCACCGGCCGCTGAACCGCCCGCCCCGTCCCCACCCGGCCGAGGGCACCGGGAAGGACGCCGAGCCTGATTACCGGGCGCTGTACGAGGAGGCCCGCACGAAGCTGACCGGTGCGGAGGCCAAGGCGCGGGAGAACCGCGAGAAGGCCCGCCGCCTGGACGAGATCGAGGCGGCGAACAAGACCGACGCGGAGAAGGCCGCCGAGCGCGCGACGGCCGCCGAAGCGCAGCTCGCCGCGCTGCGCCGCACGGCGGTGGACGCGGAGATCCGCGCCGCCGCGTCCGGCTGGGCCGATCCGACCGACGCTCCGCGCTACCTGGACAACCGGGACCGCTACCTCGGCGAGGACGGCACGGTCGACACCGCCGCCATCACCGCCGACCTCGCCGCGGTGCTCGCCCAACGCCCGCACCTGGCCCGCGTCGACGGGCCGCGCCGACCTGCGCCCGACCCGTCGCAGGGGCAACGGCAGGGCGGGCCGTCCGGTGTCGCCGAGCAGATCCGCGAGGCCGAGGCGCGTAGCGACTGGGCCACGGCCATCTCGCTGAAGAACCAGCGTCTCGCCGAGCAGGACCGCACGGCGGCACCCCGTATCCCTTGACCCGTAAGGAGAATCGTTGCCCGGTATCGCCGCGATAGCGAACACCTACAACAGTCCCAACTACGTCGGCGAGCTGTTCGGCCTCACGCCCACGGACACGTCGTTCCTGTCCTCGATCGGCGGTCTGACCGGCGGGCGGCGGGCGAACGCAATCGTGCACACCTGGACCGTGTACGACCTGCGCCCGCCCGACCCCAACCGCCAGCGCCTGGAGGGTGCGGACGCCCCGCCCGCCGAGACCCGCATTCGGGGCCAAGACCGCAACGTTCTGGAAATCCACCAGGAAACCGTCGGCATCACCTACACCCGGCAGTCGACGCAGAACATGTTCGCCGGGACCTGGGCGGCCAACCCGAACGCCGCCGCGATCGACGGCACCAACGCCGTGCCGAACGAGATGGACTGGCAGACCCGCCAGGCGCTCGTGCAGATCGCCCGCGACGTCGAGTTGACGTTCCTGATCGGCAAGTACCAGGAGCCCACCGACAACTCCACGGTGCGCAAAACGCGGGGCATCCTGGAGGCCACCCGCACCAACGTCATCACCAACGCCACCCCGCAGCCGCTGACCGAGGCGCTGATCATCGACCTGATGCAGAAGGTGTGGGAGAACGGCGGCATCCAGATCAGCGAGACGGCCACGCTGATGTGCAACGCCTGGCAGAAGCGGCAGCTCACCAACGAGTTCGTCACCAAGAAGAACTACCGCGAGGAGACCCGCAACGTCGGCGGCGTCGCGGTGTCCACAATCGAAACCGACTTCGGCCGCGTCAACATCATGCTCAACCGGTACATGCCCACCGACACGGTGCAGGTGGTCAGCCTCGACCAGTGTGCCCCGGTACTGCTGGAAAAGCCCGGACAGGGATTCCTGTTCTCCGAACCGCTCGCCAAGACCGGCAGCACGGACCGGGCGCAGATCTACGGCGAGATCAGCCTGGAGTACGGGCCGGAGATCGCACACGGCAAGACCACCAACCTCACAACCGGCCCGACAGGCGGTGGTGCGTGAAGTTCACCAGCAACCGCTACAAGCAGCTCGTGATCCACGACCTGGGCGTGAGGTTCACCGACGGCGAGGCCGAAGTGACCGACAAGATCATCATCGAGGCCCTGGGCGCCCTGCCCGCCGATCTCTGCATCCGCGCGGCCGGCGGTCGTCCACCTCGTACTCCCACCACCGAATAGACACGTTCGGCGTCGTGACGGTTCGGTGGTGCGGCACGATCAAGTAGGAGCAACCGACCCGAGGGAGGGCAGCCGATGGGCGTACTGCGGACCGCCGCGCGACGCAGACCGGCGCTACGTGGACCGGCGCTGCGGCTGCCCTTCGCCGGCCACATCGCCCTGTGGCTGCTCTTGGGCGTCGTCGTGGCCGCGTTGACCGCCTGGGCGTTGTGGCTATTGCTCGGACAGCCCGCCCTGCGTCCGGCGAGTTCCGGGCCTGCGAGCACCCAGGACAAGTTCGATGGGCTCAAGATCGCGCTGACCGTGGTCGGCGGTATCGGCGGCGTCATCGCCCTCACCGTCGCCTACCGCAAACAACGACTCGGCGAGGCCGCCGAACGCCGCGAGGACACCAAGGCATTCACCGACCGCTTCACGAAGGCATCCGAACTCATCGGCTCACCCCAGGCGGCTGTCCGTCTGGCAGGCATCTACGCCATGGCCGCCCTCGCCGACGACTGGGACGAGCACCGCCAGACCTGCATCGACGTCCTGTGCGCCTACCTGCGAATGCCCTACGACCCACACACCACGACACCGCCATCGGGCAACCGAGGACTCGGACTGCGCAAACCATCCCCCCGCCGCGACACCACGCACCCGGCTCCGACATCAGCTGGCGCCGCGTCGACTGCGGACCATCGCGAGGAACAACAGGTCCGCCACACCGTTATCCGTGTCATCGCCGCACATCTCCGCCCCACGTCCCCCGTGTCATGGAACGGGCATGTCTTCGACTTCACCGGCGCAACACTCGACGGCGGCGACCTCACCAAGATCAACCTCGTGCCCGGAACCATCATGATCTTCCGTGACGCAACGTTCCCCCGCGGCCAAGTCAGCTTCGTAGGATCGAGCTTCTCGGGCGGCCAAGTCGACTTCGGGCGCGCGACGTTCTCCGGCAGCCAAGTCAACTTCTGGGGCGCGACGTTCTCCGGCAGCCAAGTCAACTTCTGGGGCGCGACGTTCTCCGGCAGCCAAGTCAGCTTCGTAGGATCGAGCTTCTCGGGCGGCCAAGTCGACTTCGGGCGCGCGACGTTCTCCAGCGGCCTGGTCGATTTCTCGGCTGCGGCTGTATCCGATGTGCTGCGGCAATTCGATTTGCTGCCTGACGATGCTGCAAGGTGGGTTCGGCTGCCGACTTCAAGGTAACCAACAGTCGCGATATTTCCTCGCCGGTCGCTGGGGTGATGGATGACACCCTTGGCCACCGTCGCCGATGTCCAGGCCCGCACCGAGGTACAGCTCACCGCCGAGCAGCAGGCTCGCGCGGCGGTGCTGGTCGGTGACGCCTCGGCGATCGTCCGTGCCCGTGTGCCGGAACTGTCCGATCCGCCGCCCGCGACCGCGCCGGGTGTGCTCGCCACGGCCGTGCTGCGGGCGTTGGCGTCCCCGCCGGACGGCAACAAGTCCGAGACGGTGGGCGGGCATTCACGCACGGCCGCACACGAGGGCGGCGGGCTCTACCTGACCGACGACGAGTTGGACCTGCTCCGGCCGCCCGCGCCAGCGCCGCGCGGCGCGTTCTCAATCTGGACGGTGTGACCTCGACGGATCCGCCGGATATGGCAGAGCGCCAGCCCGTTGTGACGGGTCCGGCGCTTCTCCTCCCAGCATCGGCGGACTCTCCCGCCGACTTAAGCGATTCAGCCTCGTTTCACCTGATTGGAGCACGCATCTAGCTACCTCACCGCTTCCTCGTCGTGACCCCGACGCCGGTCACCGACGCCTACGACAACCCCACCCCGGACCTGGACTACGGGCCGGACGCCCCGCGCCGGGTGATGTGGGGCCTGCTCCAGCCGGTCACCTCGTCCGAACCCATCGAACCGGGCCGCCGCCCGGTGGTCACCTCGTGGCGGATGTTCGGCATCGAACGCCTGGCCGCCCGCGAGCGCATCGAGTGGCAAGGCCGGGTGTTGGAGGTCGACGGCGAACCCGACCTCTGGGAACCCCGGTTCGGCCACGTCCACTACGAGACCCGACTCAAGCACGTGGAGGGCTGAACGATGGACGCCTTCCACGGCTTCCGCCTCGACCGGGACGGCGTGCGCGAGCTGCTGAACTCGGACAGCTTCCGGGACGCGGTGCAGGCCGCGGCCGATCAGGTCGGCGCGGTGGCGCGCGGCGCCGGTCACCGCGTCACCAGCGGCGAACTGCTGCCGGTCGAGGTCTTCGCTGATCCCCGCCACGACCGGGCGGCCTTCACCGTCGCGGTACGCCATCCCGCCGGGGTCGGCATGGAGGCCCGCTACGGCCTGCTCAAACGCAGCGCCGAGGCGACCGGGTTGGAGGTCGACGGCCTGAACGCGGGCGAGGAGACGTGACGCTGCCGGTCCCGGTCGACGTGGCCGAGCTGGTCGTCCGCGCCCTCCGGCCGCAGTTGGCCGCTCGCCCCGAACCGGTGCTCGCCGGCATCAAGGTCTCGACTCAGGTCGGTACCGGCCCGGACGGCGGTCCGCCGTCGCTTCCGTGGCTGCTGGTCGCCGAGGACGGTCACACCTGGCAGTGGCCGGCTGTGCAGCGTGTGGTGGTCCGGCTGACCTGTTGGCACCGCTCCGAGCACGCCGCCAAAGCCGCCGTGGGCCTTGCGTTGGCTCTGCTGTGCGCCCCCCGACCGGCACCCGGCTTGACCGGCGGCGAACCCGTCAGCGGCCCACTCGGCGGGCTCGACCCGCACACCGACCGACCCCTGGCCACCGCCGCCGCTGCGGTGCGCGCCCGCTCCACCATCCGCTGAACCCTCGTACCCGCATCTCGGGAGGCTGCCCGCCTCCCGGCACCACTTCCAGGAGAGCGGCCCTCCCGCGTTCCTCCTGGAGGTCGTCCGCTTGGCCCTGAACCCCACCCTCGTCCGCGTTCCCGGCACCGGAGAACTGTCCCTCGCCCCACCGGGCACACCCGAACCGCCCGACCCGACAACCCCGCTCCCCGCCGCATGGAGCGGCCTGGGCCTGTCCACCGAGGACGGCGTGACGATCCGCCGCGCGGTGGAGAAGTCCGGAACCACGCATTGGCAACAGATCACCCCCGCGCGCTACATCTACACCTCCCAGGAGTTCGGCGTCTCCAGCGTCTTCCAGGAGATCAAGGGCGCGGTGCTGTCGGCCTACTTCGGCGGGATGGTGTTCACCGAGACCGCCGCCGGGTCGAAGAAGTACCGCGCCGAGATCTCCTCCGTCCCCAAGGGCGACGAACGCGCCCTGTGCGTCGACTGGGTCGACCAAATCTCCGCCACGGCGATCTACCACCACCGGCTCTACGTCCCGCGCGCCGAGGTCTCTGAAACCCAGGACGCCCAATGGACCCGCACCCAGGAAGCCCGCTGGGGCCTCACGTTCGCCGCGCTCGCCCCGGCCACCGGCACCACGTTGGCCGTGTGGCTCACCGACGACCCCGCCGTACTAATGGCACCGAGCGGAGGTGCTACGCCCACGGCTTCCACTCAATCCAGGTGAACAGGGCGATTGCGGCAGCGGCGATGGTCGACAGGACCACGAACAGACCGCGCCTTCTCAGCCGCTGCCACCAGCCCTCCGGCTTCGGAGCTTCCTCGGGGGCCTGGACGCTGCTGGTCCCTCCTCCAGACGCCTGACTGTTCACGAACGAAATGTTGTTTCGCCTTCCGCCGTTGAACACGACGTTGACCGCCTGATCGGCGGCTTCCTTGCTGGGTAGGGTCTCTTCGTTCGGCATGACTGCGATCATCTCAGCCACCAACTTGACCAGCGCTGTTCGCACGTGTTCGACGACGCCCTTGATGCTCGACCGGGAAGCCACCCAGTATAGCCGGGTGATCCGCCTGGATGGATCGTTCATCTCGTCGTGCATGAACTTGATCAGCGTGGCCGAGTCCGGCAACGCCAGCTTGAAGTGGTCCTCGGCGGAATTCGCCAGTTCCTCAAGGTGGGCGATGCCATTTCCGAAGGGGACTTCGTCGCCAATGTGCTCCTGGACGAAGTCCGGCAGGTCGTAACGGCTGATCTGCTCACCCTTGACCTGACCGCCGAACGGGAGCAATCCGTCGATGGCGATGATTGCAGGCACCCTGCGGTACTGCGGAATGCCCTGGCCGTTCTTGTAGCCATCCAGTTCGGTCTGCGCCCAATCACGGAGCTTCTCCGAGCCCGCGCGTCCCCCGAGGGCGATGCACTTGCGCAGCAAGGTCGTGATCGAGACCCGGTCGTCCAAGGCTCCACGCTCGATCTCACTGAGCAACCCACCATCCCGCTTCTTCACGTTCACAGTATCGCTCACGCCAACGCGGAGAGGTACGTAGCCAACCCGACCACGGAGGAGACCTGTACGTGAGCCGATCCCAGCGCCGAGAGGCCACTAACCGCCCGCCTGCGCGCATTGAGCACGCCGTGATGTGGCGCGGTAAGCGCTTCACCCTGCCGTCCGCCTCGGAGTTCCCGTTGGCGGCGATCGAGGCCGAGGAGGAGGGCAAGGTCCTGCTGTCGCTGCGGATGATCCTCGGTGACGAGCAGTACAAGACGTGGCGCGGTCTGGCGACCACGGCCGCCGACGCAGAGCACTTCTCGCAGACGATCATGCGGGAGCTGGGGCGGGGAAACCCCTGATCGTCGCCCGCCTGCTGGCGGACGACACCACCGCGACCGCACTCGAAGTCGACCTCCTGCGCTACGGCCTGGACCTGCTGGACCTCTACCGGGGCGGGTTGTCGTTCCGGCGGGTGTGCGCTGTGGTCGCGCACCTGCCCGACGACGCCGCCGTGTGGCGCGCGACCGGACCGGATGCCGGGTGGACCCGCCCGGAAGTCCTGCTCGCCGCGCTGGAACGCCGCGTGACCCTGTTGTGGGCCACGGTCGCTACGACGCTGGGCGGCAAAGTCACCGACGCCGACGTGGCCGCACCCCTGGATCTCGGCGACACCGCCCCGCCCGCACCCGCAGGGGGTGAACCCCAGGTCGAGACGAAGTCCCTGCGCGAGATCGCGCTGTGGATGCGGGGAGCGTGAGCGCTCCTGGCAACCGTCGGCCACGCCTACCTCACCATCCTGCCCAGCCTCCAGGGCCTGGGGCGTCACGTCCGCGACCAGATCAACCAGGCCGAGCGCGGCGCACCCGACATCTCGTTGGGCGCGCAGATCCAGACCGCGCTGGTGCGCGCCCAACTCGCCGCGCTGGCGCGCGAGGGTGACCGAACCGCGTTGCGGCTGCTGGCCCAGCTCGACACTGGGCAGGCCGAGTCGGAGTTCGCGGCGCTGCGCCGCCGCCTGTCCGGGCACACCGTCACCGTCCGCACGGTCCTGGACCGCTCAGTCGGCGCGTCCGTGCGCGGCCTGGCGCAGCTCGACACCGGCGTCGCGCGGCTGACCGGCGGCATCACCGCGCACACCGCGACCGTGGGCGCGGCGACGGTGAAGTACGCGGCGCTGGCCGGTGGCATCGCCCAGGTCCTCGGGCTGATGGGTGGGCTCGGCGCGGCGGCCGGGACTGCGGCCGGGTCGCTGCTGATCGTCCCGGCGATCGGCATCGCCGCAGCGGTGGCGGTCCGCACGCTCAAGCTCGGCGTCGACGGCCTCAACGACGCCCTGACCGCCGAGACTCCGGCCGAGTACGCCAAGGCGGTCGAGGACTTCCCGTCCGCGATGCGGGAGACCACCGACGCCGTCCGCGCGCTGCGCCCGCAGCTCGACGGGCTCAAGCTCGACGTGCAGGCCCGCCTGTTCGCCGGACTCGGCGGCGAGGTCTCCGCCCTGGGCAACCGGTACCTGCCGGTGCTGCGCGACGGCCTGGGCGGCATCTCCGACGGCTACAACCACGCCGCACGCCAGGCGGCCGGGTTCGCCTCCGAAGCCCGCACCGTGGACGACGTCCGGCTGATCCTGGACAACACCGGCCAAGCCGTCCGCGCGCTGGCCGGTGGTGTGGCGCCGCTGCTGCGCGCCTTCCGCGACATCACCGCCGTCGGCAGCGATTTCCTTCCCGGCTTCGCCTCCGGGATCGGGGAAAGCACCGAACGGTTCGCGCAGTTCATCGCCACCGCCCGCGAAACCGGGCAACTACGCGAGTGGATGTCCGCCGGCCTCTCCGCACTCGGCGACCTGGCCACCCTGCTCGGCAACGTCGTCCGGATCGTCTCCACCGTCCTGAGGGCCGCCAACGTCCAATGCGCGGGACTGCTCCAGACCCTCAACTCGGTCACCGCCTCCATGCTCGCCTTCCTCCGCAGCGCGGAGGGAACCCGCGCCCTGCAACAAATCTTCGGCGGCCTGGGCGCGATCGCGGCGGCGCTGCTGCCGCTGCTCGCCGAAGTCGCCCGTGTCACGGCGTCCGTGCTCGCGCCCGCCATCGCGCAACTCGGCCCGATGATCGCCCAGGCATTCGGCACGCTCGCGGGCGCGGTCGAGCCCGCGGGCCGGGTCCTGGCCGCGCTGGCACCGCTGGTCGGGGTCGCGGCACAGGCGTTGGCGTCGCTTCTGGTCCCGGCGTTCGAACTGCTGGCCGGGGTCACCGCCGCACTCGCACCCGCCGTGTCGCAGGTCGTCGGCGAACTCGTCGGCGGAGCCCTCACCGACGCCGTCCGCGCACTGGCCCCGGCGCTGATCGGCCTCGCCGAGGCCACCGCGCCCCTGATCGTCCAACTCGGCCAACTGCTCGTGCAAGCCGTCCAGATCACCGCCCCCGCCCTGGCGAACCTGCTCCGAGTCCTGACCCCGATCGCCGTCGAGGTCGGCGGCGCGCTGCTCACCGCCCTGTCGGCGGTCCTGCCGCTGATCGGGCAACTCGCCGACGTGTTCGCCCGCGTGCTGCTGGCGGCGCTTCAGGCGGTGCTGCCGGTGCTGCCGGTGGTCGTCTCCACGGTCCAGCGGCTGGCCGAGGTGCTGTCGGTCGGACTCGCGGCGGCCACACCGGTACTCGTCCAGATCGGACAGTTGCTCGGCGAAACGCTGGCCGTAGCGCTGCAAGGACTCCTGCCGCTGCTGTCGCCACTGGTCGAAGGGCTCCTCCGGATCACGACTGAGGGCCTGCTCCCGCTGGCCCAGGTCCTGCTCCGGCTCGCCTCCGAACTGCTGCCCTCCGTGCTCCAGCTCGTAGAGCTGCTCATGCCCGTGGTCATGCAGGCCGTGGACATACTCGCCACCTGGGCGGCGATGGTCGCGCGGGTCGCGGCCGAGATCGGGTCGACGCTGATCCCGATCCTGAAGTTCCTGATCGACAACGTCGTCGGCCCGACCTTCGCGCGCATCGTGGACACCGTGTCCGGTGCCCTGCGGGTGATCCAGGGCGTGCTCGACGTCGTCATGGGCGTGATCACCGGCGACTGGTCCCGCGCCTGGTCCGGTGTGAAGGACATCGTCTCGGGAGCCTGGCAGGCCATCACCTCCGGCATCGACGCCGCCACCGGCGGGCTCGTGTCGTTCGTCGCGGGCATCCCCGGCAAACTCCTCGGCGCGCTCGGCGATCTCGGATCGCTGCTGGTCGAGGCGGGCAAGAACGTGATCCGGGGCCTGCTGCGCGGCATCGAGTCCATGGTCAACTTCCTGCGCGACAAGCTGCGCCAGGTGACCGACCTGCTGCCCGAATGGAAGGGACCGCCCGAGCGGGACGCGAAGCTGCTGCGCCGCAACGGTGTCCTGATCATGCGCGGGCTGATCTCCGGTCTGGAGGCCGAGGAACCCGCCGTGCGCGCGTACCTGTCCGACCTGACCCGCAGCATCCCCCGCATGACCGCCCCCGCCGACGTCCGCGCCGCAACCGGCCCGGATCGGATGGTCACCCCGACCACCACGACCACCGGCACAACACAGCCGGACTGGGACGAGCTGGTGGAAGCGGTGCGCGAGCTGGCCGCGCGGCCAGTCGTGGTGCAGGTCGGCGCTACCGAGATCGCCCGCGCCACCGCAGACGGCGACCGCATCCTGTCGAGGAGGTGAGCGCCCGTGCGTTCGCTGTGGATCGACCGCCAGGGGCGTTGCGGGAGATCCCCGACACCGCAACGGAGTTCGACCGTTCGGTGTCGCTGGGCGTGCAAGAGTTCGCCTCGCTGGCGGGCGGGGTGACCACCACCCGGTTGGCCACCCCGCCCCGCCGCCTCACGCTGTCCTGGTCGGCGCTGCTGCCCGACCACGCCCGGTGGCTCGATGCCCTGGCCCGCCGCGCCCACGGACCCGGACCGCTGGCCGTGCTCGACCCCGCCGGCGACAACCTGTTGGAGGCCGGTCAATCCCTCGGGCGCACACCCCGCCGGATCTCCCTCGCCGGGTGGGGCGCCCTGGCCGAACGCGCGGACGGGACGCTCACCGTGACCGATACGCGGGACAACAGCAGCCAGCTCTACTACCTGCCGCCGTACTGGGCCGGGTGGCCGGTGCTGCCAGGTGTGCCGGTCTCGTTTACCAGCGACCTGACCCGCAGCGGCGGCGCGCGGGCCGTGCTGGACTTCTGGGACGGCGCCGGAACGTTCCTCGACTCCGTCGGCCCCGTCTCGCCCGTGGCGACCGCCGTCCCGCCCGCCGGGGCGGTGTTCGCCTCGCCCAAGGTGTGGCTGCCCGCCCTCACCACGCCCACCCCCGTTGGCGGCGCCCTGCTGCGCCTCGGTGAACCGGTTGACGCCGCCGAACCCATCCCGGTGGGCGACGGCTGCCCCGCCATGACCGTCACCGGCTACGCCGACCGCCCGCGGCTCCCACACCGCGACCTGTCGCTCACCCTCGTGGAGGTGCGCCGTGCTCCAAGCTGACCCCGCGCTGACCGCCGCCCTCGGCGAACCCGAACGCGTCCACACCAGCCTCACCAGGCTGGGCGGACGCGACCTCACCGGACAGGTCACCGCCTGGTCGCTGGACCGGGCCTACGACTCCGACCTGCCCGCCCCGATGCGCGCCACCAACGGCAGCGCCTCGGCAGAGCTGCGCATGACCCTGACCGGCACAGCGACCAGACCGCCGCCCAGCTCTACAGCCCCTACGCCCCGCACGCCACCGCCGACATCACCCGACCCCGCCAATCCGTGCTGCACGGCTGGGGCCTGGCCGACGACGCGCTACCGGCGTTCCGGGGCTTGGTGCGCGACCGCATCACCGACTCCGGCACCGGGCGGGTCGAGGTGTCGGCGCTGGACGGCGCGGAACGGCTACGCGGCGCGGCCCGCCTCCCGGCCGCCGTCTCGGTCAACACCGTCCCGATAGCCTCGGGCACCTGGGTGGTGGACAACCTGCTGCGCGACGCGGGCATCCACACCGCCCCTCCACCACGCCCCGACTGCATCCTCTACGCGTCCATGCACAGCGGCATCGCACCCGACGTGGGCTTCTACCGCACCCACTCCGGCTCCATCGGCTACACCCGCACCCGCGCCCCGTGGGAGATGGCCGCGCTGCCCGGCTCGACCACCACGAGCTTCACCGTCCGCTGGGACCCACGCACCCGCACCACCGTGCCCGGCCGGTCGCTGTTCGTGGAGTGCTGGGTGGACACCAGCACCATCGGCCCCGACACCGGGACGGTCGCGCTGTCCTGCTTCTACCAGGCCGACGGCGCGACCAACTCCGTCGAGTTCGGAGTGGACTTCAAGTCCGACCCGCAACGAGCCTCGGCCAGCTCGGACGGGCAGTTCGCCACCCAGTTGTTCCTCACGCCGCTGCCGGTCGGGCGCTGGCACCTCGGCTGTTTCTGGTCGTTCAACGGAACCCAGCCGTCGGCGCGCGTCTTCATGTCCGGCCCGGACGGCCACTACAACGAGTTCAACCCCGGCACGCTCGGCGGAATGCCCGCCGGAGGCACCCAGCTCAACTACATCTCGCTGACCTCCGGGCTGCCGGTCGAGGCGGTGCAGGTCTCGCTGACGCTGACCCAGCCCACTCGCGCGGACTTCGAGGGGCCGACCTGGCAGCGCGGCGCGGTGCTCGACAACCTCACCAGCACCCTGACCGCGATCCCGCCCACCCAGGGCTCGGCGTGGGAGGTGATCAGCGCCGTGGCCCGCGCCGAACAGGCCACCGCCTCGTTCGATGAACACGGCATCTTCCGCTACCGCAACAACACCCGCTTCACCACGCCTGGAAACCCGGTGCTCACCGCCACCAGCGCACGCGAGATCGCCGGACTGCGGGTATCGGAAGCCATCGACTCCGTCCGCAACGTCATCGACGTGCCCTATTCCGTCCACACGATCGGCTCCACGCGGGAACGGTTCACCGAGACCACCCGACGCAGCATCCCAGGCTTCTCCACCCTGACCCTGACCTACAACTACGACTTCACCGAATACGACAGCCCACCGCCGATCGCCTACGTCACCACCACGCCCAGCACCACCTCACGGGTGCGCTGGTCGACCACCAGCGACGGCAGTACCGGGATCCACGGGCGGGTGGAGTCCACCACCGAGCGCGACGGCGCGACCCTGCGGATCACCTTCCGCAACACCGGGTCGAGCACCGTCTACATGCTCACCAGCGGCAACGTCCCATCGCTGTCGATCTACTCCGTCGAACTGGCCAACAACGGCCCCTCCCAACGGATGCTGCGACGAACCGACACCACCAGCGTCACCCGCTACGGCGCGCAGGTCTACCAAGTACAGGCCACCCCGTGGCTGCAAACCTCGGCCGCCGCCTCGTCGGTCGCCTCCTACCTGCTCGCCGTCGCGAGCTCTCCACTACCCGTGCTCGGGGACGTCGAGATCCTGCCCGACCCGCGCATCCAACTCGGCGACCTCGTCCGCATCACCGACACCGTCGGCGCAGCCCTGAGCACCCCGGCATGGGTGGTCGGCATCCGCACCAGCGGCGACGACCAAGGGCGCATCCGCCAGGTCCTCACCCTGCGCGCCACGCTGAGCCCCGGACCATCCACCGACCAGAACCTCTACCCAGACCCGCCTATCGACCCCGACGCCCGCGCCGTCCTCGCCCGCGAGGGCGTCCGCGTCCCGTAGTGGGAGGCGAGGGGTCGAGTTCCAGCGAGAGCGTTACCCAACGACCTACCCGCAGCAGCGCGCGTACCCGCGCATGGAGGGGCTTCACGGCCACCAACCCGATGATCAGGACAATCGCCACCACCACAGCGATCCCGAACCAGAACCAACCCGACACAAGTCCTCCAGCTTCGGCTCTCAGGTCGAGCGCCTGGCTTCCTGCTGGTCGTTCATGTCGAGGATCTGAACGCACCGCAAACCAACCCTGTTCCGGCTCGATTGACCTGTACTTCAGGCCAACGGGACAGAGGACAACTGTGAGGGTTGGGATTGTGGTGATTCGGTCTTACGTCAAGCACCTCGTCGAGTGGTGCGTGAAGCAGGCCGCAGCCTAGCGCAGGGGGTGGCCCCCTGGACCTCTCCCTCCTGCCAAGCCTCGGCGTAGCCGGTGCCCTGGTGGTGGTCGTTGGCTACCTGCTCTCGGCCAACCACCGGTTGATGACCGCCAACCGCAGCGACCGCGCCGAGTACCTGGCGGCGCTGGCCGCGCGCGAGACGGCGCACGCCGCCGAGCTCACCGCCATGCGCACTGCCCACGCCGCCGAACTGGCAGCGCTGCGCACCCGTATCGGCAAGCTCGAACGCCGCCTCGCCGGGCTCGAAGGCGAACTCGACGCCGAACGCGACCGCCGCCGACGCGCCGAAGACGAGGCCGCCGCCGCGCGGCGCAGCGAACCTCCACCCACCTGACCGACCTACGCCCGTGAGCCGACACCGCCCCGGTGTTCGGCCGCTTCGCCATGCCCGAAAACCGGAAGGAACACGTGGACTACGGCATCGACATCAGCTCCTGGCAGGGCTCTGCAATCGGCTGGAACGCAGTCAAGGGCAACAACATCTCCTACTGCTCGGTGAAGGTCACCGAGGGCACCGGCTACGTCAACCCCGCCGCCACCGCCCAGGTCGACGGCGCCCGTGGCGTCGGCATCCACACCGGCGGCTACCACTACGCCCACCCCGGCGACGTCGCCGGACAGGTCGCGCACTTCGTCGCCAACCTCAACGCCCGCGGGCTGCTCGGCTCCGGGGCGCTGTGGCCGATGCTCGACATGGAAGCCGACGGCTTCGCCTGGGACCCCAACGACTTCATCGCAGAGTTCGTCCGCGAGTACCGCGCACGCTCCGGCCGCCGCGAACTGCTCGTCTACGCCAACCAGCACTGGTTCACCCGCCGCCTGCGCCCCGACGAGTGGGCCGACGACCACGTGCTGCTGTGGGTCGCCCACTACAACGGCGACCCCGGCCGCCCCTACTACAGCCACCCGCGCCTGGCGATCCACCAGCACTCCCAGGAAGGCATCGTCCCCGGCTTCACCGGGTTCGTGGACCGCAACGCCACGATCGGCGACCGGCGCGTCGGCTCGTTCGTCCTCGACGGCGCACCCGCCCCGGCACCGACCCCACAACCCGCGCCACCGTCCGCGCCCTCGGGCTGGATCGCCTACGTCATCCAGCCCGGCGACACCCTGTCCGGCATCGCCGCACGCACCGGCACCACCGTGGCCGAACTGGCCTCCCGCAACGGCATCGCCAACCCCAACCTCATCTACGCGAACAACACCATCCAGATCCCCGGTGGCGGCGAGCGCTACCAGATCCGGCCCGGCGACACCCTCTCGGCTCTTGCCGCGCGCTGGGGAACCACCGTCGCGGCCATCGCCGCACGCAACGGCATCGCCAACCCGGACCACATCCGCGCCGGGGACTGGCTGACCCGCCCATGACCCACGAGTCCGCCACCGGGATCGAACCCGGCGGCGGCTCCCTCGTACTCTCCCTCGCCCTGCTGCTCTGGCTACTCGGCAAAGCCTCGATGCGCTTCGTCCTGTGGTTCGAGCGGCACGACGGCAACCACCCCAACCCCATTCAGGAGGAATCCTTCGTGTCCGAAACCCGCCCCCGCCCGCTGCGCGTCGCGGGCTCCGTCGGCGGCCTCACCGCACTGGTCACCGGCCTGGTCGGCTCCGGCCTGCTCACCACCGACCAGGGCGACGCCATCACCGGCTTCATCACCGCCGCCCTCGTCCTGCTCGGCACCTTCGGCGTCGTGATCAGCACCGAGCACCGCGTCACCCCGCTGGTCGACCCCCGCGACGCCGACGGCCGCGCCCTGACCCCGGCCGACGACACCGACACCTACTGACCCCGAGGAGCACCCCACCACGACCACGACCACACGCGGGCGCAGGCCCGAACAGATGATCACCCAGAACTCCTACCTGCGCCCACACGGCATCCACACCTTCTCCCTGCCCGCCTGGGCCGGACGCCTCCCGGACGGCCGCACCTACAACACCTGCCCGGCCGCCGGGGTGTGCGCGGCGGTCTGCTACGCCCGCCACGGCACCTACCGCTTCCCAGCCGTGCTCGCCAAACACGAACGCAACCTCGCGCGAGTCCTGGACGACCTGCCCCGGTGGGAAGCCGACATCCGCGCCGAGCTGGCCCACCCGAAGTACCGAGGTGCGGCGCTGCGGGTGCACGACTCGGGCGACTACTTCTCCGACGCCTACGCACTCGCCTGGCTGCGCCTCGCTCGCACCGTCCCGGACGTCCTGTTCTACAGCTACACGAAGTTTACCGACCACAAGTTGACCCGTACGTGCCGTCCGTCCTGCGCCACTTTGAGAACGTGCCGTGCTTGGTTACCGACCATGTTCGGAACGTTCCGCGGAGACGCCGACCGCCAACGGGAGTGCCACATCCCGACCAACATCCACAGACCCCACCAACCACATCGCCGTGGTGGCGAAGACCCGGTCGACCGTGTCTCGCCACCCGTCCGTCTCAACAGACCGGCGGCACACGAGCCTCGCTCATCGCCACGCCCTGTCCGATGTGGACTCAAGTGCGATCCACACCGTTGA